GCATCGATTCATAATAAAAACAATCCGGCTTTGTTTCAAGGGGAGAACACACTAGGAGGACTTCCCGTTGCGGAATCTCTCCGCACACCATGCGCCGGATTAAATCATCCCTCCAACTCCATCGCCTTCTTCGCCGCCTCAACAATATCCTGGGCGGTGATGTTGCGAAGGGCATTGCACCACATCTGCGTCTTCGGTGTCTTGTTGGTCGCGTCCTTGCACTTCTGCTGCGGTAGACCCGCATGAGGGCGGCACGGAGCGTGTGGGCAGGTGTCAGGCTTGAAGACCGAGATGTTCTTTGGATAGTAGGTCATCCGGTCGTCCGGGTGATAGCTACCCCATAGCGACACACAAGGCGTGTCGAAGGCGGCGGCCACATGGTTGACACTACTGTCCGGCGCAACCACGAAGTCGGCTCCACTTACGATGGGGAACAGCGAGCGGAACTGCTTGGTCGTGTTGAACAGGTCGATCACCCTGGGATGATCCACCTTGAAGTTATTGGAGTTATCCAGCCCGATGATCACGGCCTTGTGGTTAGGGAACGCCTCAAGCAACGCCAAGACCGCATCCTGTCCCATCTTGGGCGGGTAGGTGCGGGTCGGCCCGGAACTAGAGACATGGTAGGCGAAGTAGTCACCCTTGATCGGCCACTTGCCCATCTCCATAAGCTCCTTGTGGTCCGGCTCGATCAGGTACAGGTGCGGACGCTTGTACTTGGGATCAACATCACCGGCATTCATCCAGGTATAGATGCGGTCGTAGCAGTTGCCGGGACCAGTACCCAGCTTGGTATTGCCAACCTGGCCGGAGAACAAGTCGTCGGTCGGCAGATGAGCGTCATAGCTATCCCAGGCCTCCAGCGTGGGCGGAAGCGGGAACAGCTTGGCTCCTAGTCCGGCGTAGAGCGGAAGGTTTCTGGCTGGTGCGTACACATCCACGCAGCCGCCCGATTCGTTGACCAGGTAATGCACGAAGGCGGTCGTGATGATCGCATCTCCGATGGCTCCGGCCCGGTACACCGCCGTGGCACCGCCGGTCGCGCGGCCAGGATAGTACGGCTTGATCTTGTGCGGACATGGTATGGAGTCTTCCCACATCGGTCCGGTCAGTTCGTCCGGCAACACATAGGTGTTGCGCGGGAAAAGCATTGAGTCATCGACCTTGTGGATTGAGTTGGTTTGGTTGGTCCAGAGTTTCATGGTTGCTCCATTATGATGTTGATGTTCCTGATAATTTCCGCCGCGACTTGCGGGACGATGGCATTTCCGAGTCCACGCAGTTTAGCCACTCGGTTGGGTACCCCATGAGCCACGCGACCCACGTTGGGTTCAGGGAGCCACGTTGCCACTCCTCTGGGGTTGTGCCACGGATGTCCGGGTGATTGCCCAACATCTTCTGCATATTCCCCTTCGGGGTTCCCGCCGCATCGTCGTTGGCTGATGGTGTTGGCCACATCACCGAGTTCTTTGTTTCCCCTCTCTCTACCGCATAATCCAGCCTGTCCCTTGGCTTCCCAGATACTCCTGCTCCCTTGTAATCCGACTGATTGGGAGTCGGCCACAGCGGACGGTTTGGATTGTTGAGTTTCCAGTAATTGTCCAGCCCCACCTGCTTGCTGTTCGGCCCCCTGCTTTTGTGATCGCAGGCCGTTGATGTTGGCAATAATCCATACCCTGTCTCTTCTGTGTGGCGCATCGACGGCGCAAGCTGGAATAATGATCGGTTCGACTTCGTAACCTTCCGCTTCCAGATCAGCACACACCGTGTCGAGTGCCAGGTTGACGATTCCAGCAACATTCTCACCAATGATCCAAGCTGGCCTTGCCTCGCGTATGACTCGGCACATTTCCGGCCAGAGATAACGGTTGTCGTCCTTGCCTCGTTGCTTCCCGGCAACACTGAATGGCTGGCAGGGGAATCCGCCGGTGAGAAGAGTGACTCCTGCGTATAGGTCGCCTCGTACTTCCCTGATGTCCTTGTGGCACGGGACTTCCGGCCAGTGCTTCTTGAGGACGGCTTGGGAGTATGGTTCGTTGTCACAGAAGCCAACGGTTCTATACCCGTTCCACTTTGCTGCCAAGGCAAATCCTCCGATGCCTGAGAAAAGGTCGAGATGGGTTCGTTCATTCATTTCGCCCCCCAATGATGCTCTCTCGCATAATCAATCGAAGAGCGGTTGCACTTCCATGCAGAGGCAATCTGCCTGGTGGTGTAGCCCTGCTCGTACTGGATGCGCCACAGCCCCCAGCGTTTCAGGACCATCTGCCTTGTCCTGTTTCCGCCGCCGCTTTTCATCTTTCCCTTCCTGATCTTCGGCTTGGCGATCTTCAGTGACTCCGGCACCACGATCTCCCGCTCGTCACGAATCCCAGCCACGACCCGAGCCGCATCCGATTCGTTGGCCTTGGTGCGCTCGATCCGCCCGATGCTGATCTCATGGCGCATCTGCTGGATGGTCTGGACTGCGGCGACAAGCCTCGCCTCCAGCACCTTGATGTTCGTCTCGGTCGTGCTGACCCGGTCAGTTAGTACCTGCGCTACTGCTTCCTGTGTGTTCATTTCTTATCTCCTTTGTGATGAGTGCCGCCGCGTCAACGTCCGCGATTACCTCGCGAACCTTGTGCGCCTCGGCGTGGGTTATCTTGTCCCTGTGGCTGGCCAGACTCCGGCGCACCCGCGCAAGAATCTCGGCCAACCATGCCATGCGATCTTCCGACATTACCGACTCCGCATACGGAACCGGCGAGGACCACCCTTGGGCGGCACCTCGGCAGACCGAAGCGCAATGGCTAGGATCTGCTTCTGCGAGCGCGGCTTGCCGCCAGCACCGCGAGCCTTGCCCTTGCGTTTATTGTCGGCGCGTAGTTCACGAATGTTCTTTCCGACGTCTTTGCCTAGTGGCATATCACTCTCCTTTTGTTTTCACGAATCTACCGGCCAATAGATCCAACTCCCAGCCGTGTCCGTGAAACTTGTCGTACAACATCTGGTTCATAATCCAGTAAAGCGGCGAGCAGCTTGAGTCCATCAGGTTTCCTGGGTGGCAGTTGTCCATGTCTAGGAACTCTCTTAAAGCCTCGATCTCCAGCCTGGCTACTTGGTATATGGTCACGCTGTCTCCTCTCCGACCACGCCGTCAAACGCCTGTTCTTCTGCGTGGAAGACCTGTGTTTGTACCTTCAGCCATGTCGGCTTGGCAACCCCATTCTTGCCCGTGAACGATGCCTCCGTGAATAAGACGTTGTTGCCCGGAACACAGGCGATCCTTCCATTGGCAAGCTCAATGAAGTGGTGCGACTTGGTTTGGCTCGGCTCCAGGCTGTACCCGTCCCCGTATGGTTCTGCGGTGAACATATAGGCTCCACGCATCCAGGTCTGCTTACCAGCCAGCCACACCTGGCAATCCAGTTCCCGCAGATAGTCGTACTCGATAGTGGTAAAGTTCCAGCCGAAACAGTCCCACCGCTGTGCGTCGCCCAGGTTCCACGGCTCGCTCGTTCCGTTGGGGAAGGCAAGGGCGTGCAGCGGTAGCCCCCGGTACAATGCACCGCACTTCAACATAACCGTGCAGCCCCATGCCCGGTGCGGCACCGAGTATAGCCCGAACCATACGGCATCCTCCCATCCGCTCTCGTTGCCCTGTGAGATAAACTTGCGGTTCACCATGACGTACTGGTGGCGCGGCAGGTTTCCTGCGAAGGTCACTTTTGGTCCATCCACATCGCCATGAGCGCAATGCCAATGGCGAACATCAGCATCTCGGTCGGGCCTACTTCCATGCTGGCCCCGTGATCCATGCGACCAACGCCCAGCGTGTTCCGAGCAGTGGTGCCTTGGCCTTGTGCTTGATCCATGAAGGGAAGAAGTTGGCCGACCCCTGGTGCGTGGACTTCTCCACTCCATGCCAATCGGCCTCGACGCGCAACCCTCCGCCAACGTACTCCTCCGGCCTAGACAGGTTTACCACGCAGGTCAGCTTGCGGTCGCTGCCGTCATAGGTATCGAAGTGCCACTTGAACTTCTGGAATGGGCGATACCTCAGCACCTGAAGCTGCTGCATATCCATTATGTCGAAGCGATAGTGTTCCGTGTTGACCTGGTCCACCACTGCGGCCATGTAATTGTAAAGCCACTGGAAGTGCGGTGCCTTGGGTATCCAGCACGACGAGCAGGTCCGGGTGCGGCTGGCAACATGGGTTCCGTCCTTCGACAACACCGGCGCGCGCTTCATCCCGATGACCTCCGCATCGCGAATAATCATCTCGCACTGCGAGCGGGTCAATACCCGTGGAACAGTTACCGCCGTGAGGATCTTTTGCTTGAAGGCTTTTTCGGTTTGCATTTGTTCTTCCTTTCAACGTATTCCTCCAGAAGCTTTTTGATGGCGTAACTTGCCAATTCCTCGCGATCATACTTGATCTTGTTAAATCCAATGGATGCCAGCTTGTCGGACGCAATGTCATCCATGTCGAATTTCATTTCGACCATCTTTACTTCACGCTCTCCGAGAAACTTTATTTGTCCCAGTTCGTCCATTGCGACCTTTCCTCCCTCGACTTGGCGATCAGCCACGAGAGAAAGCTGCCGGCAAACACAAGTAAAGAGATTCCGCCGCCAACCAGGAAGGCAAACAGGACAGCGTGAAAGAACACCTCGCTAAAGAACTTCAGATAGTCCGTCATCTTTCCTCCTCTTAAGCATTTTGTTCAGGGTGGATTGGTCGATGTTCGCCCCGCCCATCCTGCACCAAAAGAGTACGGTGCCGTTCTTGAAGTCGTCAAGCAGGTTTTTTATGTTGTCCTCCTCGCGATAACAGCAACAGTCCTTCAGGCCAGGACGCTTGTTCGCCGGGGTCAGTTCGTCCCCGACCAATACCTTGCGGCGTTGCAGCAAACGCAGGTCGTAAATCGCCCGGATGGCAATCTCGCTGGCAAGGAGCTTGACCCGCTCCTCGTGGGTCAGGCGGTTCGCTTCTGCTTTGACCATTTCTTCCTCTTTCCAGAACGATCCTCGGCCCAGGCCGAATAAGCGTTCCATAGCCTTGCCGCATCCAGGGCGTTCTGCTTGTCGTCGAACACATCGTCGGCTGGCGGCAACCCGTTTGGCGGATCGGCACCCCAAAGGCGCGGACCAACCGGGTTCTCCATAGACTCCGTCACCACCCGCCACTTGTCTCCATGCGGGATGACTTTAACAGGGGTCATCGAATCTCCTCTTCCAGCTTCTTGATATCGGCCTCAATCTGGCCGCGAAGCTTGGCCATGTCGTTGGATTGTCCGGCGTAGTGGATCATCTGGGCATCCATATATCGGTTCAGCCCGAAGTGTTCTTCCACGCTGGTCATGCAGTTAAAGGACGGATCAAGCTCCTGAAGATCCAGATCGCACAGGTGCGCCATGATGTTCATCCAGGTCTGTTCGGCAAAGTGATTGGGGAACAATCCTATGGGCGGCTGGGCAAAGATCCCGGCAAAGCTTTTCGTAACCACAAAGACACCCGTGTTAACGTAGAACCTTGGCTCGATCTTGTAACCAAAAGCTTTGGCCAGTGCCGTCATTCCCGGCTTGCGGTCAAGGTAGGCACCTTCGTCAAAGGCGCAGAACTTCTCGACATCCTTGGAGATGTCAGGGCAGTCCAGAGCGACCAGCACATCAGCGTCAAGGAAGGTTACGACATCGTAGCCCTTGGTCGTCATCAGGTGCGGGATGATAAGCTTGCTGTACTGAACCGGGTGCGCCAGCGGCTTCTCGATTGAGATAAAGTCCTGTTCGTGCCTGCGGCAATACTCCTCCATGCGCGGCTTGGTCAGCTTGAGAACCTCCAGCCAATCGTCCCCGAAAGCCTGCGTGACTACAACTTTCTTCATGCCACCTCGCAAAGTTGTTCGTCGGCTTCCTCCATGAGAAGCTGCTCGGCAAATTCCAGCAGTTCCGGCTCGGGGTTGGCGATGTCTGCGTCACCGTGGCAAACCGTGATGCGCGAGATTGACATATCGTAAGGCACGTCTGCCATGACGTGTTCTCGGTAGCCCTGCGGACCGATGTCAATGCGGTGCGTCTTGTAATCGCAATCGCCCCATGCCGTGACCTCGCGTCCTCCCCAGATGAATGTTACTTTGATGTCCTCTATTTTCTTCATAGTCGTGGTACTTCCTTTTTGATTTGCGCCCAGGCAAACAAGGCGCGGACCAACGCCCTTTCGAGGTGATCCGCAGCCGTTTCACCGTTGTTGTCCGGGCAAGGCGTTGACTTCTGCAACTGCAACATGGCCGTGGACAAGTGACGCATAGCACGACCTATATGGTAATCATGCACCGGCTTGTCAACATGAAACCATTCTCCGTAGGCGGATTTCTCCGAGCCTTTGCCCATAACGCGCCACGTTATGTCCTCGGCGGCTTTGCCAAGTTCCTCGATGGTGGGTGGCTTCATAGTTTCATCCCAGGTGGGTTGTACTTCTTTGACCACGCCCAGACCTTGAGCATGGCACTGAAGGCGATTCCGGCTTCGTGCAGTTCCTCCTCGCTCCACTGGTGGATAACCAGCGTTTCTGGATCGTTGGCCGCCAGGACCACCGAGACGCACGCAGCTTTTGGGTTATCCGAGGCGATGCGGTAGGCCCAAAGTTGGGCGCAGTCGCTATCGTAGAACGGGTCGTACTTCGGATTTACCTTGCGGTTCTTAAGGTCGATGATTGCGTCACCCATTCCCTTCAGCTTGACGTAGGCATCGCATCGTCCAGCGTAACCAGCACCAACCAGTGCCTTTTCGCACCAATAGGTTCTTTCGATATTGTCTTCAGCCCACTCTCTAAACGTCTTGATATACGGCTGGAGTTCCGGGTCTTTGGAACAATCACGTCCAAGTAGGATATGCTCCATTTGTTCGTGCATTTTCGTGCCGTGTTCCGCCGCTTTGGTTGTGGATTGTTTCGAGTCCTTGACGACCCGCTTCGCATACTCTTCGAGTGTTTCACCGTCCTCCTTTGGAAGCGTGAGCGAGGACATGATGGCCTGCTCGATCTTCCATGCTGTGAGTTGCGGCTTGTCCATGATGCCCAAGACGCTTGTGACCGATGGGAGCAAGCCCATCTTGCGTGCGTCCGTAACCGTGGTGTTACGCTCGTTGCCGTTCTTTCCAATGACAACGTGGGCTGACTCGCCTTCCCGTGTGTACCAATGGCCGCTGGACTCGGTTTGAACGAGTTTAGCGGTCGATGGCTCTTTCTGCGTGAGAGTAAGAGCCATCTGATTAGAACGGCATCGGGTTGCCGTCTGCGTCAGTGCTGGTGGCAGCTTTAGCCTGCGGTGCCGAAGACGCACCTGACAACTCCTTGCTTGCCCGGATCTTTTCCTGCAACCATTCCGGCAGTTCGCTGAACTGACCGCCCTCACCCTGCTCGATCTCGTAGAACACCTGGCTGTTCTGGGTGGTGGCCGGAGCCTTCATCGACTTGGGCAACTTGGCGATGCCTTGGATCGCGCAGTAGTTGCGCCCGGCCTGGCTGGTCTTGTGAACCAAGGTCAGCAAGCAAGCCTTGCCCAGA